TAGGCACTCTTGTGGACGCTGGACGCCGATTTGCGACTATGGCTGACATGAAGGTGGGTGAGATGAGTGGTGAAACACCTGTTGGCACCACAATGGCAATTATGGAGCGTGGCACGAAGGTTATGTCCGCGATTCATAAACGTATGCATTACTCTCAAAAGATAGAGTTTAAGCTGTTATCTAAAGTATTTTCAGATACTATGCAGTTATATCCTTATATGCCATCAGTAGAATTTGGACCTGAAGTTTTTGCACAGGATTTTGATGCGCGAGTAGATGTTCTTCCAGTCAGTGATCCTAACATATTCTCAATGGCTCAACGTATTGCGCTTGCGCAGACACAATTACAGTTAGTGCAATCAAATCCACAAATTCATGGCGGTCCACAGGGATTGTATCAGGCATATCGAAAGATGTATGAGGCGTTAGGTATTAATAATATTGATTCAATATTACCTGCACCACCGCAGCCACAGCCGATGAACCCAGCTATGGAAAACAAGATGGCTTTGACTGGTGGTATGCTTCAAGCGTTTCCACAGCAAGATCACAAAGCTCATATGGAAACACACTTAGCTATTATGTCCACACCATCTGTACAAATGAACCCACAGGCAACTTTATCATTGCAAGGTCACATTCAAGAACATATTGGTTTGTTAGCGGAACAACAGGCGCAACAGATCGTAATGGAACAAGCAGGTGCAGAAGTGCAAGAAAATCCAGAGGCTATGCAGATGTTACAGCCTGCTATAGAGCGTCAAGCAGCTATGTTGATTGCAGATCTAACCGAGCAATATGCACAGACGCTAGAGCCTCAAGATGAACAAGATCCATTGGTTGCAATTCGACAGCAGGAATTACAGCTAAAAGCGGCAGATATGGAGCGAAAGTCTCAAGAATTTGAGACAAAGCAAGAGCTTGAATATGACCGTGAAGCGATGGATGCTCAATTGGCTAATCGCCGTATAGAGCTTCAAGAAGAGGCTCTTGCTGACAAAACTAGAGTGGCGGAAGATAGAATACAAACTCAAAGAGATATTGCCGCCCTGAGTGCCCGTATGAAAGGAACAGGATAATGGCATCATCTGTTAGAGAAAAAATGGTTGAGCAAATTCGCGCTTCAAAACGTGCGATACGCGAGACCGAAAATGCAATAAAAACTAAATTTGTTCGCGCTCGTGATGAAAGGGGGCATTATGTAAAAGATGACCCTGATACGGTTGTGGACGAAGCGTGGGTAGAAGTTCCTGTAGAGGAGAAGAAACCCGCAAAGAAGGCTGCAGCCAAGAAAAAGGCTCCCGCCAAGAAATCTGCAAAATAGCTGATAGAGGAGAATAATCATGGCAGATGCAGCAACAGTGGTCATGAAGGCCACAATTTTACCGGACGAGATAGCCAAAACTATCGAAGCCACAACAACAGTCAGCCCTGCTGACGCAAACGACAAGTGGTACTACAAGTTTACTTCTGTATCAAACGCAAGCACGGATCTTATGGCAGGAAGTTATATAGACTATACTGCTGTAGATGATGACGCGGCTCCGTTAACTGTGGCAACTGGTGACAAGGTAAAGTTTATTTACATTAAAAATGTCGATCCAGACAGCCGTAGTATTTATGTAACATTTGATGCAGGTACAGTGACTTCATCTTTAGCTCAAGCTGTAACGATAGGCCCTAACGAGTCTTTCTATGGTAGGTTCCCAAATGCAACAGTTGCTGACGTACACGCAATTTCTTCTGCTTCTACAGCGCAAGTAATTGTATGTGCATTACTGGATGACGTTGCATAGGGATTAGCTAAATGGCTAAGATCGACAAGTCCAAGATGAAATGCAACAAGCCGAAACGTCAGGTTTCTGGCGGCAAGAAGTTTGTTGTAAAAGCTTGCGATAAAGGCAAGGAAAAGATTGTTAGATTTGGCGATGCCAATATGACCATTAAAAAATCAAACCCTAAACGGCGAAAGTCGTTCAGGGCCAGACACGGTTGTGACAAGGGCACATTGGATAAGTTGAAGGCCAAGTACTGGTCTTGCAGCATGTGGTAGAACAAATGGATAGGAACGTTCAGCTTTTATTTTGGGGCGCGGGGTTATCTCTTTCCTCCGTTGGTCTTATCTGGATGATTACTACTCTTGTTACTGTAGACAAACGAACAGAGGTTATGGATGTAAAGATCGATCACCTGGTTCAGTCGGTCGAAGCATTATCGGAAAGGAAGTTTAGTTTTGATAAGTCGTGGACAAACATCATTCCAAGTATCCAAGTCACCTCGGAGACGAACTAATGGCAAAGAAGAAATCAAAAAAAGACGCATGTTATCACAAGGTAAAAGCTCGGTACAAGGTGTGGCCCAGCGCCTACGCTTCGGGGGCACTCTCAAAGTGTCGCAAGGTCGGGGCAAGCAATTGGGGAAACTCTACTAAGAAAGCCGCCGAAGGTGGTGTAATGGCTGCGATTGATAATCCTAAACGACCGCCAAAAAGAAACTTCAGAGATGGTGGCGGATTTATTGCTGCTGGTTGTGGTGATGTCAAAGAGAAGAACCGTAAGGTTACGAGGATATTCTAATGGCAAAGAACTCCCTTCAAGAATGGTTTGGGCAAAACGATGGTAAGGGTTGGGTGGACTGTAAGACAGGAAAACCCTGTGGTCGTCAAAAGGGAGAGAAGCGTAAAGGCTACCCTGCTTGTAGACCTACAATGGCGCAGTGTACTTCTGCGGCAAAAAAGAAGAAGTCTTCTAAGCGAATAAGTTGGAAGGCTAGTGGCGGTGGTTTGGTTGCTACAAGAGGCGTTAGAGTTTTCTAAAGGAGAAGCACTATGATGAAGAAAAAAGGTTACCGTGGCGGCGGTAAGATGAAGACCAAGGGCTATAAAGCTGGCGGTAAGATGAAGACCAAGGGTTATAAGGCTGGCGGTAAGATGAAGACCAAGGGCTATAAAGCTGGCGGTAAGATGATGTCTAAGGGCGGCGTAGTCGGCGGAAAAGTAAGAATATTCTGAACAGATGCCATACCTACAAAGCAATATACCTTATTTTAAGGCTTGGGTTCGTCGTGAGTACACCCATAATCATGAGAAATATCACGGCGAGTTTCTCCATGCTATGGTGGTTGCAGTTACAACCATACCGAATAGATCTCTAAGTTTTCAAGTAATCTTCACAGGATGTGAAGCTGAAGACCAAGAGGAAGACACGATTCACGGCGGTGCAATGTGGGCTAGAATGCCTATAACTGCTTTGGTCGCAGACATACCTTTAGAAGAATGGCCTGAACCTATGGCAACGCATGACGCACAGCCTTGGGATTGTTCTTCTCATAATCATTCTGTTTACGTTATGGACAGGGCTACACCGTGTCCTTGGTTAGCTAAGATCAATGGTCAGATGTTTCCTGCTAAGTATTTGTTTACTGTGGATTACACTGAAAGCGAGATTGGTGATGACCCTGCACAGCATAAACAGAGTCATGTTCTACAGCTTCTAGATGCTGGAGAGTGGACGGGTAATATTGTTGCGCTACCAAATAATCGAGTGCGTGTAACGCATCCAGCTTGGTTTGCGTTGGGAGAGGGTGCACCTGATTTTAAACCGTCTCAACATATACACTATTCAAAAAGTGATTTAGACTATACACTAGATGTTAACCGAGTGTTCGACAATCTTTATAATGAGGATGAGAAATGAAATCTATTAGTAAATCAGAAAAACCAGGACTAGCTGCTTTAGCAAAGGAAGCCCCCGAGGTTGTTAGAAATATAGTAAAAGATTCTTATAAGATTACAAAAAAAGATGGTGGCAGGGTAACGTCTTTTAAAAACGGCGGCGCTGCGATAACTAAAACCAATCAGAAACCACATATGAGTTAAGCTATGGCAACTTCAGGATCAAGAGACTTCGAACTCGATGTAGCTGACATCATCGAAGAAGCGTATGAAAGATGCGGAATAGAGGTTCGTACAGGCTACGATGCAAAGACTGCTCGTCGGTCTCTTAACTTGATGTTTGCAGAATGGGCGAACAGAGGTTTGAATCTCTGGACTATACAGCAAGCAACACTTACTCTTACTAAGGGCCAGGCCCAGGAGACATTGACATCAGATGTAGTAGATCTTCTTGAGGTGGTATTACGACGTGACGGTACAGACTTTGAACTGAGCAGAATTAGTAGGGGTGAATATCTAACGGTTCCTAATAAAACTACGGAAGCTCGTCCAAGTCAGTATTACTTTGACAGAAAGATTGATCCCGTTATTAATCTTTGGGCTACCCCAGAAAACTCAACAGATCAGATAGTTTATTATTATGTGCGACGAATCGAGGATGCTGATACTCTTACTAATACTACTGATATGCCTTTTCGTTTCTATCCTTGCATGGTGGCTGGACTAGCATATTACCTAGCTATGAAACGTGCACCAGATCGTATCCAGTTGTTGAAGTCTGTTTACGAAGAAGAGTTCCAACGTGCCTCTGATGAGGATGAAGATAGAACACCTCTGAAACTACAACCTAGTATACAATACTTGAGGGTCTAATGGCGTTTGCGTCCGGTAAAAAAGCTTTTGGTATATCAGATCGATCAGGTTTTCGGTATCGACTTAGAGATATGCGTAAGGAATGGAACGGACTACTTGTTGGTAAAGACGAGTTTGAAACAAAGCATCCACAGCTTAGATCTCCCCGCACAGGCGCAGATCCTCAAGCGTTAAGAGACGCCCGTCCAGAAACAGGCTTGGCAGAACAAAGAGCTTTTCAATATGGGTTTAATCCTGTTGGTTTTAAACCTTTACCCGGGCTAATTGATGAAAATGATCTGCTTGCTACTGGATCAGTAGGGACAGTAACGCTTTTCTTTCCAAAAACTTTGGGTTCTCAAGCTACCGGGTCAGTAGGGACAGTAACAGTTCAACTTCCCACGGCCTTAACACAGGCTGTTACAGGTTCTATCTCTACAGGTTCGACTGCTTCTGTAACGCTATCTACTAACGTTACAACGTTTTACATTAGTGTTGCTAATCCGGGTAGTGGTAATGTTTACTATGTCGGAGGAACCGTGCAACAAACAGTTAATCTTTTAGAGGGTAGTACATACCGTTTTGATCAGAGTGACTCAAGTAATAGTGGTCATCCTTTGCGGTTTTCAACGACTTCTGACGGGACGCACAACTCAGGCGTGGCCTATACCACGGGGGTCGTTACAAACGGAACACCGGGCAGTCTTGGAGCCTACACGGAAATAACGGTAGCATCAGGTGCTCCGACGTTGTATTACTATTGTACCAACCATTCAGGTATGGGAGGCCAAGCGAACACACCATGAGTTTTACATACGACAGTTTGAAACAAGCAATACAGGATTATACGGAAAACTCGGAGACGACTTTCGTAAACAATCTTCCTATTTTTATCAGAGCCACGGAAGAGCGCATACTTAAAAACGTGCAGTTGAATTTGTTTATGCGGAACCAACAGGGTGCGATGTCCGCCAACAATCAATATCTAGGTGCGCCTAGTGATTTCTTAGCCCCATTTTCTTTAACACTTACAGACTCTGGCAAGAAAGAATTTCTAGAATTTAAAGACTTATCTTTTATTGAAACATTTAATCCCGATTATACTGCTACGGGTAAACCCAGGTACTATGCCCAGTTCGACGTGGGCAATTTTATTTTAGCACCTACTCCTGATGCAGCGTATCCTGTAGAGGTTCAGTATTTGTTTAGACCTGCTAGTTTAACATCTGGTGCAGGAACAGCTACATCTTGGTTAAGTGAAAACGCAGAGCTTGCAATGCTTTACGGATCATTAGTTGAGGCGTATACCTTTATGAAGGGTGAGCAAGATATAATGGCTCAATATAATCAACGGTTCAATGAAGCTGTGATTGGGTTAAAAATGCTTGGAGAAGCAAAGGAAACTACACAAGAGTATCGTGTAGGTAGAGTAATGAGGCCGAAACAATAATGTTTAAATTAAACTTTGACGTACCAGACGATCCTATCGTCACGGTAAAAACAACTAACAATCGAGGATTTACTCCCGATGAAGTTGCAGAACGTTGCGTTGAGAAACTGATAAGCGTGTCGGATACCGCACATCCCGCTATCAGAGATCAAGCAAAAGCGTTCCAAAAGCACATGGAAAAAGTGGTTGCATTTTATATGCGTGAAGCTATTCGCAGTGACCGCACAACCGTGTATAATGCCCTTAATGATGCGGGGCACCCAGAATTGGCTGATGCAATAAGGAGATTATAACATGGCGATTACTCAGGCAATGTGTACGTCTTTCAAGAAAGAACTTCTTGAGGGCAAGCACAATTTCACAAACGGGCAACATACGTTTAAACTTGCTCTATTCACTTCATCTGCATCTTTAGGTGCGGCTACAACTGATTATGCTACTGGTAACGAAGTAAGTGGTACAAACTACACTGCGGGTGGAGGAGCGTTGACTAACGTTACGCCAACTTCGAGTGGTACGACTGCCCTTACAGACTTTGCTGATCTTACGTTTTCGAATGCTACGATCACAGCAAACGGTGCAATGATTTATAACACCACAACTGCTGGTGGATCTGGTACTACGGATGCTGTAATTATTTTAGCGTTTGGTGGCGATAAGACATCGACTGCTGGTGACTTTACTATTCAGTTTCCAACAGCGGACGCGAGTAACGCTATTATCCGTATCGCCTAAACGGTAAAGTCCGATGGCAATAATTTCGGGTTGGGCGCGAGGCACATGGTCCCAAGGGACTTGGGGCGAACCCATTCCAGTTGTTGTTACGGGAGTGGCAGGAACAGGTGCGGTTGGATCTGTTTCTGTTGTTGCAGAAGCTAATGTTCCAGAGACAGGGCTGGCGGCTACAAGTGGCGCTGGATCTGTTGTTGTTTCGGCTGCGGCTGATGTGGGGGTTACAGGTTCCGCTGCTACAGGTTCTGTTGGCTCTGTTGTTGCTACAGGCACAGCGAATATTTCCGCAGCGGGATCTGCGGGTACAGGAGCCGTAGGATCACCAACGATTAGCGGTGATGCGATTGTTCCAGAAACGGGTATTTCTGCTACAAGTGCGGTTGGTAGTGTAACCGTTGCCGCGAATGCAGACGTAGGAGTTACAGGTTCTGCGGGTACTGGTGCGCTAAATTCAGTTACTGTGCAGGGTGCAGCGAACGTACCACAGACAGGTATCGCTGCCACAGGCGGTGTAGGATCTGTCACGATAGACGCCGCTGGTAATGTCGTTACGACAGGCGAAACAAGCACAGGTGCCGTAGGCACGGTTACTGTTGCAGCGGCGGCGGATGTTTCTGTTGTTCCTCAATTTATGTCTGCTAGTGGTCAGGTCGGCACCGTCATTGCGGGTATTTCTGTAGAGTTTTTAACAACGGGATTGTCTAGTAGCACAAATGTTGGTACTGTAATCGTACAAGCGAATGC